CGTTTCCTCATGCCGTCCTGATCCTGTATCTCCACATGACGACCAACTCACTGATAGTGAAACCCTGGAAGTGGATATCTGTGGACTGCTGTACGGCACCACTTCCAGGGTCCATCGGAGTCATGCGGAACCGCAACAGGTAGTTCGTCCAGCGGCTCGACGCCGACGCACTGACCATCAGCAAATCCTGTGGGATGGGAGTCGGCACCCGACCGCGTAACTGCCCTGACATCAGCCCCCACACAATCGCGCTGGCATGGCCTGGCACTGGGCTGGCTTCGTCCAGGTCCAGGACGCTAGTGAGAACGTCACTTGTCCATTCCACTGCATCAGGAAGGCTGACCATCGGCGTGAGTGGAAGTAGTGGTGTGGCGTTCACTTCCACTACGGGACTGGTCACGCAGTGACTCCACGAAGCACGACCACGGCAGCGGGGTTGAGTGGGGCAACGTCGTACCGTGCAGTTACACGGATTGCCAACTGGTCGAACTGGCCGAACGTTTCACTCAAGATTTTCACAGACGGACTCTGGTCACGGGCTACAGCAACCTTTGACATATCCGCGAGCACGACAGTCGTGGTGACCGGCGTTCCTGCAATCTCGGGGATGCGGTTCGTCACCACTACAGGCACACCAAAGAGTCGGAACAGAGCATCCTGCGTGGGGTCGGGCTGGAGAAGGTACTTGCCAGCCGTGTCCTTCAACTTCCGGAGCTTCATGAATGCTCCGGAGCGCATGAACCAACGGCAACGGCTGATCTCGACGTTGGAAGCCATAGCCGAGCCGAGTGCGTCTAGCAGGTCATCGAGGGTCAGTTCACCGATGCCAGTAAGGGCAGTAGTGCCAGTCCAGTTGGTCATGCCCGTTGGCTGAACGCCTGTAGGTCCGTTGCCGCTGAAGAAAGCGGTATCGAGGATCGCTGCAACGTCCTGCACCATTCGGTCCCGTAGTGCCGAATCGAGAGCAACGACACTTTGGCGTGCTAGTTCGTTGCTGAAGCGGGTCAGGCTCTTGACTGACTTCATGGTGCTAGGCAGCAGAGTCACTTCCCCGAAGTCAGGTTCGACCTCTGTGATGAGTTCGTTCTCTCCATGCCATGCGGGAGTCGTCATTCCTGCTAGGGTGGGAATGCGAATTTGGTTGCCGTCTGTATCGAAGATGCGAGGGCCGCTTGCCAGGAAGGTGCTGGCGGCAGTGAGCGGCTGAATGAGAATGCGCTGGACTTGTTCCTGAGTTAGTTCCGGGCTGTTCGTTGTGGAGAGTGCCATTGCAGGTGTGTCCTAAGTTTGAGTGACGAGTAAGGAACCTCGTTAGTCGCCTGGACATATGAGGACAGCACCTGGCCTGTATTCATCGTACAGATTCGCTATTGTAAATGCCATGGACACCGAGAACTGCTGTGACCGTGGGCACGTTGGGCAGATGCGTTTCCGTGCTGACTTGGACCAATGGATGTGCAAACTCTGCGAGAGTCTGCGTCGTCGTCCGTGGCTTGACTTTGATAGGCAACCGGGTCCACGCTAGTAAGTGCGTTTTACTGGACGTTCTGTGGTGGTGTTTCCTTTCGGTGGTGATGCCCCTGATGTGGCTTCTGCGGGCTGCTTCGGGGGCATTGCTATGTCTAGCCCTGTTTGCTTTCGTGTGCAGTCTTTCCTGACAATGGATCAGAAGGCGTTTAGAGACGCGCAGAGGCATTAGTCGGGCAAGGAGTCCACTCATGGCTGGAAAGACGCTAGGAACGGCTACAGAGGGCCGCTACACGCCTTGTCTGGACTGTGGGGTGCTCATCCAGGTGGAGCGGGGTTCAAAGACTGGTGCTAGGTGTTGGAGATGTAGAGATATCCGGGAGTACGACTATCCCCAGAAGCGTGGCGAACGTACTAGCGGGCTGAGTGCCTCACAACGCGGGTACGACAGCAAGTGGCAGCGACTCAGTAAGCAAGCCAGACGGTTGCAGCCTTTCTGCTCTGAGTGTGGCTGTCCTGACGATCTAACTGCCGACCATCTGCGTTGGCCTGCACGCTCATTAGATGACGTTCAGGTGTTATGCCGTTCCTGCAACTCCTCCAAGGGTGCGATTAGGTGACCATGATGAGCATGCATGATCATGCATCGAGTCAGGGGGTATGCCCTTACAAGGGGGTACCGGACCCGTGGGGGGTAGCCATGCCTCTAATAGCACACCAAAACATGTCAGGGCTGTGCATGAGTATGCAGGAATCACAAAGATGAGGGCCGGACCGAAAAGGGCAGTCACGGTTGGCCCGTTGGACCTTACCAACTTGCCAGAGAGTGGTTCTGCACGAGTTGCAGCATTTGCTAAAGAGTTTCTAAGTGTTCCGCAAGGTAAAGGTGCTAAGAAGCCTTTCGTATTGCGTCCATGGCAACTAGACATAGTGGAATCACTAATCCCTGCGGATGGTGACAGACCTCGGCAGGCTGTTATCACTCTTCCGCGAGGTAACGGGAAGAGTGCTCTAGCAAGTGTGTTGGCAGCATACTTCTTGTTTGCTGACAATGTTGAAAGTGCGGAAGTGTTATGTGTTGCCACTACTGAAGTTCAAGCAAGAATCGTCTTCAATAGGGTACGGAGAATGATCGAGTTGTCTCCCGAATTGTCAGCACGTGTCCAAGTGTTTGCTGATCGTATGTACCTTCCACAAAGTGACAGCACTATTGCACCGCTCCCGGCTTTGGAGAATGCACTACAGGGTTATAGCCCGACGTTTGCTGTGGTTGATGAGTTGGCTTTTGTTCCGGAAGAAATCTGGCAATCCATGGCTCTTGCTTCCGGAAAGCGTGAGCACTCACTAGTCCTAGGTATTTCTACTCCCGGAGATAGCCGGGATAGCGTTCTCTGGAAATTGGTTGACTACGGTAGAAGCAATCCCGGGAGTAGGAGTTTCTATCTCAAAGAGTTTGCAGCACCGTTGGATGCGGATATCAACGATGAGGCAGCATGGGCAACAGCGAATCCGGCTCTCAATGACTTCCTGAGTATCGACGCACTCCGCCTGGACGCCAGTACAGCCCGTGAGGACGCCTTCAGACGGTTCCGCATGGGCCAGTGGACTAGCGGAGCCTCAGCGTGGCTGTCAGCGGAGCAGTGGGCTGCCTGTGGCTCTACAGAGGTGACTGTGGACAGCACGACGCCAGTGGTGCTGGCGTTCGACGGGTCCATTAGCGATGACTGCACGGCGTTGACAGGCTGCACTGTTCCGGTGGCTGGCGAAAAGCCTCACATCTTCACCGTTCAGATTTGGGCAAGGGACCAACCTGGCTGGACGGTTGACCGCGATGAAGTGGATGCAACTGTTAGTGATGCGTTTAGCAGATTCAATGTCGTTGAAATGGTATGCGATCCGTACGGCTGGCGTGATCCCATTCAGCGTTGGGCGAAGCGTCATGGACAGACCCGCGTCATTGAGTTCCCTTCCTACATCGTCAGCCGCATGGCACCGTTCACGGATGCTCTAGCAACTGCTGTCAGGCAAGGCCAGGTCACACATGACGCCAATCCAACCCTTGCGGTTCACATCGCTAACGCACGTGCTAAGAGCACGTCGGCTGGTGATGTGATTGTGAAAGATCGGAAGATGAGTCCTCGAAAAATTGACAGTGCGGTGACATCGGTTATGGCTTTCGGTAGAGCCAACTGGCATGCACAGAATCCGAAGAAGAAGCGAAGTCTGGTGGCTATGTAATGAGTACAGACGTGATGGAGACACTAAGGAAACTGAGCACGAAGGCAGATGAGGGTTCATTAGAACTGGACACACTTGACGCATACATCTCTGGAAAGCAACCACTGAGTTGGTTGGCCCCGGAAGTTGCTGCCAGCACTGCTGGCCGGCTGCGGTCAATGACTGTGGCTTGGCCTAGACATTGTGTGTCCGCTGTTGAGGAAAGACTTGATATTCAGGGTTTCCGTACTGAGTCGGAAGGTAAGCCTGACGCTGGGCTTTGGAGTCTTTGGCAGTCCAGCAACATGGATGAGTATTCACAACAGGCTCACCTAGATGCTCTGATCTACGGGCGTAGTTTCGCAATGGTGTGGGCTGACCAGTTTGGCAAACCACGCATCACTGTGGAAAGTCCTAGACAGGTTTACGTTGAACGCTATCCCGGCAGCAATGTACGAAAGTTCGATTTGAAACGGTGGGTTGAGGATGAGAAGGGGCAAGCAGTCCTTTTCACTCCGAATCGTGTTTACAGGTTCCAAACAATCGGGAACGTAGTTCCGGATGCTGGTATTGCTGTCTATGGTTCTGGTTGGCGACAAGTCAATTCTTACCCGAATCCATTAGGTGTCGTCCCTGTCGTTCCACTGGTCAACCGCCCTAGAACACTTGCCCCGAACGGTGAGTCAGAACTGGCTGATCTACTCCCGTTGTTCGACGGTATCAACAAGTTGGGCACAGATTTGATGGTCGGAGCAGAATTTCATGCTCTCCCGAGGCGGTGGGCTACCGGGATTGACATTCCGGAAGTGAAAGACCCGATTAGTGGAATGCCAACAGGTGAGGTTGATACGGAGAGGGTTTTTAGTAGTCTGCCAGGTCGTGTGTGGCTCGCTGAGAGCCCGGAAGCGAAACTAGGTGAGTTTTCCGGTGCTGAGTTGTCCGGGTTCGGTAATGCCATGGCTAGCCTTACGCAATCGCTTGGTGCATTGTCTGGACTGCCGCCGCATTACCTGGGGTTACATGGCGACCAACCAGCATCAGCAGATGCTATTCGATCCGCTGAAGCATCACTCGTAAGTAAGGCACGACGTAAGCAACGGGTATTCGGCGGTGCCTGGGAGGAAGTCATTCGCTTGGCTTCCGCAATCGAACACGGCTCTTACAATCCGGGTCTCAGCAGCCTAGAAACCGTATGGGCTGATCCGGAAACAAGAACCGTTGCACAAGCGATGGATGCAGCGGCCAAGGCGGTTGCTAGTGGGATTCTTCATCCCGACTTCGCAGCCGAATACTACCTAGGTTTGTCACCTACACAGATTGACCGCAACAGGGCACTACGACGACGTGCTGCTATTGATGGTGCGGCCATTGAAACGCTGAGACCATGAAACCGGAAACCTACCGATCCGAACAGAAAGCAACTGCCACCGCTACGAAAAGCCGGGTTCAGCGGTTACTCAATCTTTCAGTCGTTGCGGTTGGGTTGAAGAGTGTTGATGAGTTCATGGAAATGGCTAGTACTACGATCAGCACCGCCAACGTCATTGCAACGGTTAGGGCAGACAGGTTTATAAGTGGATTGCTGAACCGCCCTGCATTCGGATTAGGTAGACCAACAAGTGACGTTGCCCGGATCACTGATGCATTGGAACTGATTTTGGAAAGCCCGGAACCATCAGCCCGCATCGAGCGCTTGGCTTACAGCGAGCCACTATCAGCGGGACAAGCGGCCAGCCGAGACGTTCTATTGAATGCTGAAGTTAGCCACTATTACTGGTCTACCGATTCCGACCCTTGCCACCTTTGCTTATCGCTAGCCAATTCTGTTTGGCCCACAACTAAAGCAGGAATCGTCCATCCTGGTTGTTCGTGTGTGCTTATGCCAGTTCTGCAACGAGAAAGGACAACAGCAACATGACCACCGAGGAGAATGCCGACGTGGAAGCCACTGACGGCACCGTAGAGCCTCCAACAGACGTTGGTGGCACAGATAACGCCAGCAGAGCCCGTTGAGGGCTCACAGAGCGATCCTGACGTGTTCGGCAGAGACTATGTGGTCGCGCTTCGCCAGGAAGCGGCTGCTAATCGCGTTCGGGCCAGGATGGCAGATGAGTTAATGGCGCGGTTGGTACGTGCGCTGGCTGCATCGGATCGAGACGTTCAACTGCTCGACGTGACCGACCTACCCGTCAGTGACCTGTTGCCCGACTTGCTGGACGATGATGGGTTCCCTGATC